CAAGTGTTTTTAAATTATGGTATTCAAAAACTGGGTCAAGTAATTGCTTAACTCCAAATAGGTCTTCAATGTTAGTTGAGATGTTGGCGCTTGGATCTTTCATTTCAATTTCGGCTCGCCCGCCACCTGCTACAACACCACGAATTAATTCAATAGCCTGCATCAATTTTTCAAGATTGCCAGAACTGATAGCACGACCAGCCTTGACCTCTTCAGAAAAAAGAGATTTGAAACTGTCAAATGCATCATCAATTTCCGAAGACGCATTAGTTTTCCCGCCACAACCGCAAGCCTTAGGCTTCATCCAGACGGGCTTATCCTCATCTTCGTACTGATCGTCGTAAACATTGCCAGCATTAGTTGGTTTCATCATTGGCTTTGAAGGCTTGGAGTATTCCTCATCTTCATTTTCTGGCATATACACGACAGTAGGCTTTACGCGGTCTGGTTTACCGAACATAAACCGTTCACCGTCAAAATGGAAAGCAACACGCATAGTGCTTGGAACGCCATCCATAATGTGGTCAAAAACAACCATATTTGAATCAGCATGGCGAATTTTGGCAGGACCACCAAACCTATTTCCAAGTTCCATCGCCAAAGCACGAGCCATCCCCATTTGACGACCTACCATGCCTTTTGGCATTTCTTCTTCGTCCATTTCCCCTGCTGGGAATGTCTTTTCCTTCATTTTGGCATCTTGTTTTTGCATGGCTTCACGGACTACATTTTTCATGTGGTCTTCACCGCGACTACCCACTGCTAACCACTTGATTTGAGCAATTACGCCAGGTAGTCGGAAATCTCCTGCATGGCGCGCCACCCATGCTTCACGCAATTCTAATGCATTTGTCTGTGCCTGATTTTTAGCAACTCCGCCCGCTTCGGCAATCTGTGTCAATATGCGATATTGGTCATTGCCCTTGATGTTTCCACCGAGCGCCCAAATTTGTGGATAATCCTTTTTTAGGCGACTTGCAAACTCACGATCAAACATCACCCATTTTGATTTTCCAAAAGAGTTTACTGGCTCGTCTTTTTTTGCTGCTTTAATAGAAATAGTGCCCGTCAGTTGGTTTGCTCCGTGCAATACAGGGCTTACTTCATATAGTTCTACTTCACGAAGTAGATTTGCTTGGCGACCATTATCGTAAATAGCATCTAAAGTTTTGTAGCCGATTGACCATTCTTGGTCCTCGCCATAGAACGCGACATTGGCAAACGCCTCGCGACCTTTATCTGCCTTTAAATTAAACTGAACGCGAGCATAAAGACCACCAATTCCAGCGCGCTTCATTTTTGCGGGCAAACGAGGGTCATTAGCAGGTACTTCGTAAATTTCTAGAACTTTGCCAATTGGGTGATTCCAGTCGTGACCCCAAACGACTCGTGGCTTGCGTCGCTTCAGACTTTCAGTAAAGGCACCAGAAAGAACAATATCGCCAACGCTGTCCTTGTTGCCAACACCAGCAACGAAGCATTCAACGATGCCTTTAGCCTCGTCAATACCAATTTGACCAGGCATTGCTTTGAATTCTATTGCTTCTTGTACAGGCATTTTTCACCTCATGTAACTAACACACTAATCATAAACGCAATAGGGGTACTGCTAGTGGAAGGTACTTTCAGTAAAGTACGACTTTCAGTAAAGTCAGTTATTGAATTTCAGTCTGCATCGGCAGTTGATAGTCAAATGAAGCGGAGCGGTAGGGTCACCAGGGAACCTCAATAAAGCGCCATCTTCCATAAAACCTTCACCAAGGGGAATACTCTTGCCATGAAGAATTGTGTGCTCAGACCTAACCTTCTGGTCACGGCGAGTAATCCAAGTCTTTGAAGACTTACCTAACTGCTTACCAGCAAAGTAAGTACCAGCGTTAAAAGCCGAAGAAGCCTCATGCTCGGCAATTACGCGACGACGCTTGCCAAGTAAGTTAGCGAAAATAGCGGCTAACGCTGCCCGTAATAGGCTCATTCTGTCAGATTCGTCCTCGTTGGCAATTGCCATGGCAACTAGTAAAGCAGCCGCAATTTCCTCTTTGGTCGTGTCGTTGACCTTTTGTGTTCGCTCAACTTGCTGTGCAATGTACTCTTTAACAAGTTGCTCATCTAATTCTTTACTACTTTGAGAGTCACCTAGTGAAATTTCAGAAGCATCTTGGAGAATTGCTAAATAGACAGGACCAAGGTCGTCGGCAATTTGCCTATTCCAGACAGGAGTATCAAAAACATCCTCTGTTTTCAATTCACGAGAACTCATCAACTTGCGCGCCTTTGCACCTAGAGCCTTCTCTAAAACAACCCTTTGTTGTCTTTCAAAATAACGCTCTAAGTTACGATCAAGAATTTCTGACCATCGTTCTGTAGTTTGCTCAGCCTTGACATCCCAAGCATCAAGTGCTTGATTCTCTGTTTTGACTTCAAATCTTCCATGACGAGCGGAAAGTTGACCCGGTGCCGCGTTGGCGACAGGTGCAATTCCTTCAATTTCTTGCCCCGGCGAGGCACCTGGTGCGATTTGGTCAGTTGGACCTGGTTCGCCCACTGGGGTCGCCTCACCCACAACAGGCTCTCCTTCTGGCGGTGGCTCAGCGCCAAGCATAGGTAAGCCTGGGGGACCAGCAGGGGCACCAGGTTGGGCACCAGGTTGACCACCAGCCATATCAACAGGCTGAACCTGAGCGGCATCAAAAGGCTTCTCTGTATTTGCAACAGGGGCAAGATTCGGAGAGAGCAGAAGGCTGTCGGCAATATCTGACTCTACGGTCTTTCGTCCAGTGGCAGTCCGATATTCATTAATACTAATAAGACCAGTTTGGAATTCGTCCTTGCTGTATCGCTCACGCTCCTGCTTGGCGATAATTAGGATTGGAATATTCCCAGTTTCAAAGTCAATGTAGTATTCTTCGTCTAATTCATCTAATGCCCGAGCAATTTGCTCAAGGTGGGGCATCATTGTTTCCATCCAGAAAACACGAAGTTCTTCGGCGGCGTTATTAAAAGTTCGTCCAGCGGCGTTTCCGATGACGGATTCTGGAACACCAAATGCGGCAAGGATTTCTTCCTTGGTTATTTGACGCATTTCAATGTAACTGGCATCGCGAGGGCTAGAAGAGGTGTCAATATAGTCGGCACCATCATCAGATGAAATAACCGTAATTGAACCCGTCTTATTGATATTTCCTCGGAAACGACTTCTAAGTTCATCCTTGTCGTCGTCATCAATTTCAGAACGAAGAACTAAAAGACCACCTGGCCTACCGTCATTGAGCAGGAAGTTTCGGTTATATAACTTTGCTAGGTTTTCTACTTCAATGGCAATACCAGCGGATTCCATTGGTGTCATTGACAAATAAGGGTCAAGAGGATGGGGGCGACGAATCCATGTCACATCGTCTGGGGGAATGATGATCTTTCCACCATTTGGCATCATCACTTCATAACCAGACACAAATTTCTTAGCATCTGGGATTGGAGAAGTGTGTTGCGGTGGAAGCAGGTTAAGTGCGATTAACCGTCCATCACGCCCACGAATTTTCTCAATGAACACGCCACGGCTTGACATTAAAAGTTGGCTAGATAAACGATACCTAAAAATAAATGAGTTTTCGCCAATATTTGTTTTTGTATTAAGAAGGGTTAAAATTTCATGTTTTTTTGTAAAAATTTCACCACTAGGACTATTGTCTTTTCGCAGAATGACTGGAAGCCGTGCTTGGTTACCTGAGATTGCATCAATACAACGCGAAACCCAAGTTACTTTCTGCATTCCCTCTCGGTATGCACGCTCAATATCCCATGAATCCTTATAACCCCTACCGATCATGGAGGGGTTTTGTGCGACAGGAGCGCCAGGACCGAGCGAGGCGGCCTTTGATTCAGATGAATTTAGTCCCTTGGTGTTTCGTGAATTCCAAGCCATATTTATTCAGACCCCAAAAGAAAGCCGTATAAGCCACAACATGCGCCGCCAGTAATTAGTCCAACTGGCGGTGCTATCATGTATGCTCCAATACTTGTAAGCACTATAAATGTTATCATTAAAGTGTCCGCAGCCATTGTGCGCCATGGTTTGCCTTTAAATTTTGACAGAAAATTTTTCACATGTACCTCTGAGGCGTTAGTTAACACTAATGTATCTTATGGACTATGAGGGAATGGTATGGCTGACTGGGAATCAATTCTAAAATATTTAGAACCGAAAATGTCTGAGTTTTGCCCTGAGGAGCCTTCCTTGACTCAGAAGGTTTTTCTTCGGACTTACGCTCTGGAGGCACTTTTTGGAGGGGCGGCTGGCGGAGGTAAAAGTTCCGCCTTGTTAATGTCTGCTTTGCAGTATGTTGATGTCCCAAGTTATTCAGCCATTCTTTTCCGTAGGACATATGCCGACCTTGCGCTCCCTGGTGCAATCATGGACAGATTCCAATCTTGGGTGGCGAACTATGACAATGTTAGGTGGAATGCTAATAACTATACTGCTGTTTTCCCTTCTGGCGCTCGCATATCGTTTGGATACCTAAATAACCAGCAGGACTACCTTCGCTACAAGGGTGCTGAATTTCAATTTATTGGCATGGACGAAGTTACCGAAATCCGAGAATCCGACTATCGGTATATGTTCTCGCGTCTCCGCCGTCCAGCAAAAGGCGCTTTGGCGCAGGTTCCGCTAAGAATGAGGTCAGCATCCAACCCAGCACCCAATTGGGTTCGCCAAAGATTCATCGTTGAAGGAATGGAAACTGGGCGGATCTTCGTCCCTTCTAAACTCCACGACAACCCCGGCATTGACGCTGAGTCATATCGGCAGGCATTGCAGGCTTTGGACCCCATTGAGCGTCGCAGGCTAGAAGAGGGCGACTGGTTTACGACCTCACTCGGAACATTGTTTGACCGAGAGAACTTTGTCATTATTGACCCCCACGAGGTGCCTCAGATCGCCTCTAATGCTCGCGCTGTTAGGTTCTGGGACTGCGCCGCGACTGAACCATCACATAGCAACCCAGACCCCGACTGGACCGTTGGTACATTAATTTTATTTGATTCGGGTATAAGTTACATATTAGATGTAAAGAAAGCCAGAGTTAAAGGCGAAAAAGTAGAACAATTAATTGCACAAACAGCCTATGAAGATGGTAATGCGGTAACTATCAGAATGGAGCAGGAACCTGGTTCGTCAGGAAAGGCTCTAATTGACCAATATGCCCGATATGTATTACCAGGTTACGACTTCATGGGAATAAGGGCAACTGGCGACAAAGTTACGCGCGCTCGCCCATTCGCCGCCGCTGTAGCGAATGGCAATGTCCGTCTGGTCAGGGGCGCTTGGCTTACAGACTGGCTAGACGAATTTGCATCTTTTCCCGAGGCTTGCAACCACGATGACCAAGTTGACTCCGCCGTAGGAGCATTTACGCATTTAACAGGTTTGGGGTTGCCTCAGAGGGGTAGGGCGACTATAATCCTCTAGTACATAACTATTTACTAGGAGAAAAATGCAAGATACTAACGAAACAGGCAAGGCTTCGCATTTTGGTGATTTCCAATCTGCAATTCTTCTTCTTGATGATTTTATTCAGTCATTAAAAGAAAAAAGCCCAGAAGAAAGCCAAATTACACTGGAAAATTGGTGTGAAATGGCTGTTGAGATTTCAAACTTTAAAACTCAATTGTCAATTATTTATAACTCCTTGACTCATCATTTGCTAAAAGAAATGACCGAAACAGAAATGGTCGTTCTTCCGTCGGGTGACACCATTGAAAAAAAATGGGACAAGAACCGAAAAGCATGGAAGCATAAAGATTTGGCAGATGTAGTTTCGGAAAAAATTGAGTCGCTTGCTATTGACATGGATACTGGCGAGCGTGTAC